TATAACCACTATGAAGTGGTGATGTTACAGCAGCAAATCCAAATGGAACTAAAGTTGAATCAACAGCACCATTTTTAACGTCATCAGCAACTTCAACACGAATGTGAGCTGATGTGTTAGGATAATCACCATTGAATACTAATTTACCTGTAGATTCTACAGTAACGTATCTATCACCAATAACTCTTGCGATAAAATTCGGAGAGTTGGGGTCAAGGTTAACGTTTGTAAATTCTTCTACAATGTTAGGTCTAGCATCCGTATCTTGTACGTTTTGACCAAAGATAGAATAAGGAACTTTAGAAGTATCGACTCTACGAACTTGTACAGTAAATGTACCAAATTCAGAACCTGGAACTTCAGAAGCAGGTTTGATGTCACGGATACCAATTTTGAATTCGTAGTTTGTAGCATTACCATGTGATAATGTATGGAACTTAAATAAGTTAGTAGCTACACCACCAACTTTTTGAGAAACGATATAAGGAGTAGATGCTTCGGAGTAAGCTTTAGTGTAATCGGTGTCGAATTGTACAACTGATACTTTTGCGTTCTCACCAGTAGCAAATGATTGTGACTGGAATGTTGAGAAGTTTAAGTAAGTGTAAGCAACTTTAGATGACTTTGGAGCGAATCCATAAAGTTTTGTAAAGTAGTTATCCGAGGTCGGATTCATAGAAGCTGAAGTAGCAGTTGAACTAACCAAACTACCAGTCAATGTCAAAACAAAAGCAGATGCACTTGCAGCAGCATCAACACTTGATAAATCAAAGTCACCACCATTTGTGGTTGTAGTTGGGTGAAGTACAGCAGCAACCTTTACACCAGCTGAAGATGAAACTACTAAAGCAATTGGTTTAGCAGTGTATCCTTCAGCACCTAATACCCTAACGATAGTAGCATTAGAAGCGTCTTCTAAATATGATTGTGCGGTATACGGGAGGTATGAATCTTCAGTCAATCCTCCAAACTTTTGTTGGAATTCATTGAAAGACTCAACCTTCGTTGGTACGAAAGCAGGTCCCTTTATAGTTTGTCCTATAAGAGCTCCACCTATCTCAGCAATACCCGCAGGTAAGAACGAAAGGTCTTTTTCTCTTGTGAATACACCAGGACTTACAATTCTTTCAGCCATTATTTTTCTCCTAATATTCTAATTTTGGTTTTCCTTAATAATAAATACACAAAAAATTAGGGAAACGAGATAGTTATTTTTTAGGAACAAAGGTATTTGTACTTATATCGTACTCACCCTCTCCATATTTTTCTTTTAATGCTTTAGAAATTTCATCTTGTGTCTTCATTAATTGTAAGTATTCACCATACAATGTAGACTTTTGTGATTTTAAAGTTTCAAAGATTTGTTCTAACTGATAAATTTCGAGTTCTATCTCACCCATTTTTGTTGTAGTAAACAAAACTTGTTCTTGAAGAGCTTGAACCTTGTCAGACTCTTCTTGTGTAAATTGAATAACTGTTTTTTCTTCCATAATATTGTTAGTTTACTATATAAATATCTAATTTTTAGACATCACCACCTAATTTTGGGTTTTCACCCCAAGAAATCTTTCCAACTGAAAATCTTCTTTTTGTATTTGGCGTTGTACCCTTATATTCTGGCACAATATACGCTTTTGCGGTCAATCCTATAGTTGCCTTTGAAATTCTATCTTGACTCATCTCGGCCATAGTCTCAAATGAATACGAATCACCTTTGATTACAAATTTATATCTCTCACCAAAAGATTGTCCTTGGAAATAGATTATTTGTTCTACTATTTTATTTACTTGTTCCATGTAATCACACCAAACCACAACCTCATACTCTAAATTGACATAATCAGGTCTAGCAACAGCCACATATTCTTTTACAGGTTGTTGTCCTGTCAAGATTGAGAATTGGTCATATCTATTGGCTCGTGTATATTTACGTTCGAACATTTGTTCAGCATCTTCAGAATTAGCAACTTTTAATTTTGACAATTCCGTGTTTATTGATAAGTTATTTCGTTTGAATGAAATCACGGGTGTTAAAATCATCCCATTATCATCTCTCATGAAACCATCACGTTGAGCACTTGCCCATTTTTCAGGAGAAGCATACATAACAGGTACTGGTATAAATCTACCACCATCTTCTACCAAAGGTTTAACATCTAATTCTAAAAAAGACTTGAACGCAAGGTCAATATCGTAAATACCAACCGATACGTTTTTTAAATCATCATTATCTCTACGAGTTTGATTTGCCTTATTTAATTTAGGGTCTAAACTTGTAGAAGATTGAGTCTGATTCAGATTCGGTTTGTTTGGGTCTGATGTTCTAAATTTTGTAGCCATTATAATCCCATCGGTATAGTGTTAGAATTTGAATTTGAATTACCAAATCGAGTTTCTACCAAATTTAGTGTAGTGTGTCGTGTAACGTGAGCATCACATATAAGTGATACTGAATAACCTTGAATTTCACCACCATCCCAATGGTCTGGATTTTTACCAGCAAAGAATTGAGCTTCATTGATTGAATCGATTTGAAAATACTCACCCATCCAATCTACAATATCACCAACTTCAGGATAAATGTCTTTATCATCCTTTAATGTGTCTTTCAAGAACTTAAATATTGCTGTTCTTGTATATGACTGACCAAAATCATCCGAAACTTGGTCGATGGTATTATACTCAATCAAACATGGAACTTTTACAGGATTGTAATAAACTTTATCTTTACCCTCACCATATACATTTACATTGGTGTCAGATATCACAAGTTTATAGTAATACACTTCCGTATCAATAATATCATTGATAAGTTCTTTGTTTAGCGTTCTAAACAAACTCATGTCTCTTTGACCGCTGAATAATGCCATTGGTTATCCTATATAAATTGCTCTTGGAACTCTAGCAAGTGTTGATTCTAAAAATTCAGCCTCATCACGTTTTGCTTCCATTAATGCTCTTTTTGAAACGGCTTCCAAAGTTTCTTTTAACTCGGTTAATAGATTTTCTTTTTCAGTAGAAGCCTCACCTCTTAAATCAGCACCATCTAAAGTAACATCAGCCCCAGGAATTGGAATAGCGGAGAATTTAGCTCTAACAGCACCCAACATTTCTTTAGCCAATGCTAATGTGTATTTAGTAATCCATTGTCTACCAGCAGCGTTAATATCTGAATATAACAATCTCAAGAACGGAGCGTTTGATAAATCACTAACAACATTTGATGCCATTGCAGGATTATTACCTTCACTATTTCGTGTATATTCAAAGTACACTTTTGTTCCAGTATCAGTTGATGTTGGTAATGGGAAAATCTTAATACGATTATTAACTAATTGGAATGAGTATTGTGATTTACGAATTTGGTCATTAAATTCAATTGCTTGTAAACGAAGTAAATCATCATACATCGGTTGCATCATAAACGATACGCCTGGTGAGTAATTACCCCATCCAAAAGTCTCCATCATTTGTTGTGAACCAAGACCAGTTCCGACAAATGGGTCAAAATAACGAGTAATTGCAGGAGGCGCCTCATGAAACACCTTACGGATTGTAAGACCATCGGAAACTGAACCAGATTCAAGTGATACTACACTTGCATTCTTTAAATCATAAATTTGTTCACCACCAACTAACGTAAATGAACCTGTATAGTATGTTAATCTACCACCACTCTTTGCTTCAGTACCATAATCTTTTGCGATATTCACAACAGAACTCAAATTAGAATTAAGTTGTGTATTTCGTAAGTCAGCTGAAATGTTTGACCCTTGTAGTGAGAGCATACTTTCTCTCGTTCTATATAGGTTAACTTGTGATGAGTATTCATTGGTAGCTTCTTCAAAACAAGCAAAAAAGTTTATATCTTGTAATTCAATATCAACGATGGGATATCCCAGTCGTTTTGCGCACCACCCAGCCACCTTTGGAGCATCTGACCTGAATTGTGAATCAGAATCAAAAAATCCGAAAGGAGTGGAACTTCCACTTGTGAATGTCGCTGCGCCTGTCCAAATTGGTATGTTAACTGCCATTTAAAAACTCCATAAGGGTGTTATCTCTATATAAATAGTAACACACTCTATCTTTCACTATTTTTCATAAAAGATACGATAATATAACGAGTTCCGTTTGTTACGGCTCTAGCACCATGTTTGTGAGTTATGTTTCCAGGGTGTATAGTACAATATCCAATTGGTGATTTTACTAATTGTTTTTGTCTTCTAAACCAAGTACCACCACCATCATATTCGTCTAAATCTGAAAGTTGTACAAGACAAGTTATGTCGGATGAGTCGTGGTGTATAGACAAGTGTCCTTGTGCATTTGGGGTATATTTAGCCAAAAAGTTTTCAGATTGCATAGAAGTCCAACCCCGACCCTCAAGGGCCCAAATGTAAGTCGAAAACTTCATAACATATTCACGGAGAACATCCATATAAATGTCATTCATGTCAATCACATTTAATAACATATCGGTTGTTGGGTAATTTTCATGCCTATCAACAGTCCAAGAATTAGCGTATTCGGCCTCTTCACGAATCATTCTACAAAACTCTTCAGTAAACAATGGAAATGTAAAACAATTATCAAATGGTTCATCGGTTATCAAATCCCATTCTTGTGTTCTAGCGGAATATGATATAAATCTATTTTTCCATTCAATTGGGTTTTCATAATAAGTGTAAAGTTCGGGATGTAATTTCATGTTTAAATGAATAGTTTCGGTTGTAGATTTTATTTGACTATGACCTTGACTTATTAATTGTGTTCTTAATGAGTAAGCATTTACATCTGACTCAATAGAGTTTAAATCATTTCGATTTGGATGTATTGAATATGTACATATGAAAAATTCATCTAATGGTATAATATTGTTTTGTAAGTTTTTACTCAACATTTTTTCTATACCATTTTTACTCAACATATAAGCATGGGTGTTGTAAGATGGATATGGTTTTACAATTTCACCCAAACCGATTTCAACATCATCTCCCGGTGACAATTTATTTCTACCAAGATACATCAAGTCCCAATCGGATGGTAGGTCATCTATGATATATGGGGATAACTGACCATGAACCATGAAGTCCTCTTCAAGAACCAATATATTTTCATGACCACTTTCTTTTGCAAGATTCCAAACTTGGAGATGCGATAAAGCACAACCAATCTCTCCGGGCAGAATAGGTCTATTATACCATTTATTTGTAGATTCTATTTTCCAATTGGTAAATACTGACCAATCTCCATCGTAAATATTTAAATTACTACCATCAACTGCTCTATGAATATGAATAACGCTTCGAGGGTCTAATCCTAATTTATTAATTTCAGAAACCCACCTATCGTAGTTATTAAAATTCTCGGATAACCCAATCACATATACACAATCTATTTTGGTGTATCGCTTTGGTTCATCTATCACACTATACCACTCATTAACACGAACATCCCATGTATTTTTTAAAGCATATTCTCTTGCGTTTTTTAAATTGGTTTCTTGTAGTGATTTGTTATTGTGTAAATCCACAAATGCTTCAAAAAACTCATTATTTGATGCATTATGACTTACAAGTTTAGCTTTACCATTTAATAGATTCAAAAGATTACCGGAATCAGTTGATACTATTTTTACACCACCAAACATCATTTCAAGAGCAGTTATACAATAGGTTTCTTCATACTGACTTGGATATAACCAATATTCAGCCGAATTTATCAAATTGTATAATTCCATTTTCCCCAAAGCGCCAACAAAATGAACCCCTTCTAAAACTTGTTGATAAGAGTCATAAACATCCAATGCATATGGTGGGGTTGCTACCCATAAGGTAGCGTCTGGTAACATATTCTTTATGTTTGGCCAGATTTCTAATAGATTTGACAAACCACGTTCAGCTGATGATGTATACACAAACTTATTTGGGACTTTATCAACCGAATTCATTAAAAAATCAGTCGTTGATATTGCGTTTGGTATTACACGAATGCGACCTCTCATTTGTGGATATTTTTTTTCTAAAATGGTGGCCTGATATTCAGATACACAAATGAAGTTAGTTATTTCTAAACTTGATAAGTAGCCCAACCCATCATTCTCTAAAGTAACACCATTCCACCATGGATAAAAGTCAAGATTATGTAACCAAAAATATGATTTATCAAAGGTTATATTTCTTGATTTCAATTCTACTAAATAGTGTATATAATTTGTGGCAATTACAACATCGTATTGTGAATTTGATTCCAATTCGCTGTATTCACAATATTTGACATTATCTATTGTAGAACTTATAAGGTCACCACATATGGTAACGTCATGGGAACGTGCCATAATTTCTGCAAGTTTCATTACAGCATATTCCGACCCACCGATACCATTTTCGTACCAAGTGTTCCAATTCCATTTTTCTTTTTGATATCCTACTACAAATAATATTTTCATGCTATTTCACTATGTAATTTAAAACTTGTTCACTCTCACCAAATTTTGTATAATCCATATCATCTTGAAATTTCCAAGAATGGCCATCGGACTCATTCCAACACCAATCATCTTTTCCAAGCTCAAGGATTCGTTGATGAATAAATGGGTCGTAATAATCTTTTATTAATCTAGCCCTACGATTAATATCGGTTGAATTATTATCTACTGTCGAATCACCATTATTATATTGTACATATAACATTTTTTTAAGGTGAATTATTCTTGTATGTAAAAATGTCTTTACAATTAATTCAAAATCATCTGCTACTGAAATATCTCTACTATGTCCTCTGATTTCAGAATATGTATCACGTCTCCAAATACGACAATGATTTGGCATACCAATATTGAATCGTATTGATTTTGGATTTATATCAGGATAATGGTGTACCAACCAATCTTGACCATCAATATTTTGCCATGTGTGTCCTGCATAACCCCAATCAAATTTATTTTCCGGATGACCATACCAATCGTCACCTATATAACCATATTGACGTGGTGCTCCATTTTCATAAACCTCGGTTACATCCGTATATATAAATCCAGCATCTTCATGTTGCCATGAGGCATGTAATACTTCTTGTAAACAAGTTGTTATCAAAGTGTCATCATGGTCAAGTTCTACTAACCACTCACCATTACATAACATGGCAGCTCTATGTTTAACCTCGCCAACATTACCACCGCTATTTGGTGACATTCTATACGGTTTTACTCTATAATCTTCGTCAGCTATAGTTTTTAGATATTCCCACGTTTTATAATCACCTTCAGGTGAATCATCAACGACCACCCATTCCCAATTTGGATACGTTTGGTTTTTTAAAGATTCATATGTTCTGAATATACGTTCGTTGGTTTTGTACGTTGGTGTGAAGATTGAGAATATAGGCGTTTCTCTATTTCCAAATACTTCTTTTTGAGACCTACAAGCCCAAAACGTTGATTGACATACAATATCATTTGCAAGAACATTGTCAGCTGGAATTTCAGTATATGTAAAAACTTTTGACATCACAAATGTATGGCTGGTGAATTGATAAACTTGTCCATTTCCCGGCCCAATTAATATAATGATGTCCGGCTTATGTTTAGCAAAATCTGATTTAAAATTACAAGCACAATCGTATGAATATATTTTTACAAATTCATATAAATTTTCTTCGTGATATACATCAGATTTTAGTGTTATCTCACCAAATCTATTCCAACCATAAACCAAAGCAGTTGGCAAACTCGTTTTTCTCATATTATCTATATGGTTCTCCACCGACCCAAAGTACAAATGATTTACGAGTACCTTTAGTTACGGGTTTGACTCTATGTAAATAAAAAGATGGGAATATCACAACAACACCCTTACCCCTTGGAGCTTGAGTGGCTCCAGCTCCCAACATAAATTCTAAATCACCACCCTCATACTCATCTGGACCTGAAAGTTGAACTGTTACTGATACTTTTCTTTGATTCTGAATTCCAATACCACAATCCATGTGCCAATCGTAGTGACCACCACCTTCGTAATATTCGGTATATTGAATCCGTTCTCGCATATGAGTCAAATCAAGTTTCCACATAAATTGATTTGCTTCAGAAATCATATTATGTAATTTAGAATACACCCATTCCCACTTTTCATTTTGTGGACACCATTTTACTGATGATTTTCGATAAGTCTCATTCTTTCGGCTAACGTTGTCTTGACCAATAGCAGCTTCTTCAAACTTTAAATCTGAAGTCAATTCTTCGATGGTCTTCAACTCTTCAGGTGTAAACCCTTCGTGAAACCAATAATAATTTGTGTAATTCACATCCAAACGATGTGGGTCTCGGTCAAATTTAAATCCATTTTCCATAACTTATATTCTTTTAATATAAATATGGAATCTAAACTTATTAGAACAAATATTTGTAAGTTTCTACAATCCAAACACGGTCACCATTTACCCAACCATGTTTTTTGAATGTTAATTTTTGTAAAGAATTATCCCACTCAAAATAACCACCAGCAAGTTCATTACCCTTATCGCCTTTTGCATTTGTACCACCTTGAGCGCCTTGGTTACCTTGACCCCCAACAGCACCATCATACGTTCCTTCAGGAGCAGCGGGAGCGGAACTTCCTTGAGCTCCAGTAATACCCTTTACACCTTGAGCTCCTTGAGCGCCAGTAGCACCAGCAGCACCTTGAGCACCTTGGTGACCTGTATTTCCCTTTGTACCTTGAGCGCCTTGAGGACCAGTAGCACCAGCAGCACCTTGAGCGCCTTGGTTACCCTTTGTACCAACAGCACCTTGAGCACCTTGAGCGCCGGTAGCACCTGCGGAACCCTGAGCTCCTTGAGCACCAGTAGCTCCTTGAGCTCCTTGAGCGCCAGTAGCACCAACAGCACCCTGAGCGCCTTGGTTACCCTTTGTACCAACAGCACCTTGAGCACCTTGAGCGCCGGTAGCGCCCGCAGCACCTTGAGCGCCGGTAGCGCCCTTTGAACCAGTAGCACCTTGAGCCCCTTTTGTTCCATGGATACCGTTAGGAGTTTCAGTTATGGATAGGCCTGTGAAATATCTCCAAGCGCCGGTTGTTCCTGATGGAGCATATCCAACGTACCAATGATGTTCTCCGGTTGCGTCTGCTGTGGACGTAAATGAATATTTCTTTCTATACCATGTTAGTGTAGTACCAAGTTCGGATGAATATAAATCTTTTTGGTCTATAATTGTTCCATCTTCTACACCAGTAGAAAAGTGACCACCACCACTAGCAAATTGCCTCATGTGGAACATACCATAATTTGCACCACTACCAGCCCAGTTTACATCGTAAGCTACCCAAATTTCAAGGGTATAGTCAGTAGATGGTTTTACAAAAAATTCAGTAACTTGATATTCAGCAGCACCAGAGCTATCTTGTCGAAGTACATAAGCAGAATTAGCCGATTGTGGATTATTAGATAATCCAAATGCTTGAGTAGTAGCATTATGACCCGTATAATACAAGTCTATATTGTTAGCAGCACCAATTGCAGCAAAGTTAGGGTCTAACACTTTATTACCAGCATAACCTTGAGCACCTTGAGCACCTTGGTTACCGGTGTTTCCTTTAGGACCTGTAGCACCTGCGGCTCCTTGAGACCCCTGATTACCTTGTGCTCCAACATTTCCGGTTGAACCAATACCACCACCTGAACCAATAAGTCCGGTAGCCCCTTGAGCACCTTGTGAGCCGGTAGCCCCTTGAGCCCCAGTAGCACCTGCGGCTCCTTGAGCACCCGTAACTCCAGTAGCACCCGTATTTCCTTTTGGTCCAGTAGCACCTGCGGCCCCTTGAGAACCAGTAGCACCCTGACCCCCACCTACACCTGTATTTCCTTTAGCACCCGTAGCACCAGCAGCTCCTTGAGAACCAGTAGCACCTTGAGAACCTTGAACACCCTTGTTTCCTTTAGCACCAGCAGCACCACCACCACCACAATAGAAATCTAAATAGGTGTTATTATTTGATGTACCATATGTAGCATTATCACACGTTAAATTTGTAAGAACAATTGTGAATCGCTGATTACCTGAATCATATGTATTGGATACAACTTGGAATTCACCAAATGCTGGGTCTGGAAATCCTTGACCAATATCAAGTCTACATCCATTATTTACCGTGATTAAATATGAATATCTATCCGTACTGGTAAACCAAGAATATCTACTAACAACTATAGTAGTTAGTGAACATGAATTTGTGTTATTAAATGATATTTGACCAGTACCAACCGCACCGGAAGTTGCTTGCCAATAAGTTGATAAGGTAGTTGGTGTTGTTCCCGGAGCACCTTGAGCACCGGTAATTCCTTTAGGGCCCGTAGCACCTGCGGCTCCTTGAGACCCCTGATTACCTTGTGCTCCAATGGTTCCAGTAGGACCAACACCCCCACCCGAACCAATAAGTCCGGTAGCACCTTGAGAACCTTGTGGGCCGGTGGCTCCTTGTGGACCAGTAGCACCAGCAGAACCTTGTGAACCGGTAGCTCCTTGTGGGCCGGTAGAACCCGTGTTTCCTTTAGGACCTGTAGCACCAGCAGCTCCTTGAGAACCTTGAACGCCAGTAGCACCTTTCGGACCTTGAGCGCCAGTAGCACCTGCAGCTCCTTGAGGACCTGCGTTACCTTGAGCACCTATAGCACCAGTAGCACCCGTATCACCACTTCCACCTAAAATACCTTTTGAACCTTGTGGACCTGTTGCTCCCGTACTTCCTTTTGAACCAGTATCACCAGTAGCGCCTTGTGGACCTTGAGGGCCGGTTGGGCCTTGAGGGCCAGTTGGGCCGGTTGGGCCTGTATTACCTTGAGAACCAATCGGACCTAATGCACCTGACCTACCAAGTTCAGATGTATATTGATACCAAGTACCACCACCCGATTCAGATGGACGTTTCCAAAAGACTCTCATACCTTCACCACCACCATATTCTTGAGTTCTTACCAAAAATGAATAAGCAGTGCCAGCGGTTAATGAAATTGTACCTGTAGTTGTTCCCAATGCTGGAGTACCTCTACCACCATAAAATGATGCTACAATAGTTCCATTAATAAATAAATCAATTGAGTCATCGGATTCCGCTGTAAAAGTATATGTTCCGGTTTCGGATGGTATAAACGTCCCCCAAGCTCTAACGGAAAAGAATTCACCTGAATTTGGAACACTTACCCCAGCACCAGTCAATGTAGTATAGGATGTCCAATCAAGAATTGTTGCGGCATTTACAATACCTTGTGAGTGTAATGTTGAATTTGTATATGCAGCATCGAAGAACTTACCAAAGTCATTTGAGTTTGTTGGATAAACACCATATTGTGATGTAGAACCATTTCCGGCATGAGTTGACCATACTTGATAGTTTAAAGTAGCAGAACCAAACGCAGTACCCTTTTGACCTTGTGGGCCAGTACCACCTTGAGCACCCGTTGCGCCAGTAGCTCCTTGTGGGCCAGTAGCCCCTTGTGGGCCAGTAGCCCCTTGAGCTCCAGTAACACCAATATCTCCCTCTCCACCAGTAGTACCAACAGCACCTGTAGTTCCTTTTGCACCCGTACCACCTTGAGCGCCCGTTGAGCCGGTAGCACCTTGAGGGCCGGTAGCACCTTGAGGACCTTGAGGGCCAGTAGCTCCTTGAGGACCTGTAGCTCCTTTATTACCCTGTGGACCTTCACCACCTTGACCACCAGTAGCACCAGTAGTTCCTTTTGAACCAGTCCCACCTTGTGGACCTTGTGGGCCAGTTCCACCTTGTGGGCCGGTGGCACCTTGTGGGCCGGTGGCACCTGTAGAACCTTGAGCGCCGGTAGCACCTGTTGGACCAGTACCACCTTGTGGACCTTGTGGACCAGTACCACCTTGAGCTCCGATAGCCCCTTGAGCTCCAGTAGCACCTTGTGGGCCGGTTGGCCCAGTACCACCCTGAACGCCTTGAGAACCTTGTGGGCCGGTAGACCCCTGTGCTCCTTGAGCTCCTTGGTCACCAGTTATACCAATAGCACCATAATTGTTACACCACTTTACATCTTGTACAGCAGCATTACCTGAATAAAACGATGAATCTAAATAGAATGTTGCGCCAGCACCATGGTTTACACTTCGTCTGATAACACCATCTAAAATATAATGTACATACTGACCATCGTAGTATATAGCAAATGTAGTTACACCATTTGTGTATCCAAATGATAAATCGGTTACAAAGTTACAACTCTCATAAATTTGAACACCACCACCAGCATATGGATACCATGCGTAATCTATAGAACAATAAGAAGCATCAGCAGCAGGGTCGGTATTTAAACCAACCATTTTATATGTGTAGTTTGTAGATTTAAATTCTACATATGCGCCAGCGCCATATCCTAAATCAGAATATACACCACCACCCCAAGAACCAGCACCTTGTTTTGCAAATGATTGAACAGCTGTATTGTTGTTTGTTATTGCGACTGCTTGTCCGTTGTTAGTTGATGGATACGAACATCCCTCATATCCTTGTGGACCGGTAGCTCCTTGTGGACCAGTAGCGCCAGTACCACCTTGTGGACCGGTAGCACCAGTAGCACCTTGTAACCCCTCTCCACCGAAATCACCTTGTACGCCAGTTGGACCTGTAGCACCGGTGGCGCCTTGTGGGCCTGTAGCACCTTGTGGGCCAGTAGGGCCTCCGTTACCACCATATCCGATGATACCTTTCGGACCTTGTACACCAATTTCACCTTGTGGTCCGGTTGCTCCAACTGCTCCGGCTGGACCCGTAGAACCACCACTACCTTTAGTACCCTTGAGACCAGCAGGCCCTAAAGCACCTTGAGCACCAACAGCACCGGTTGGTCCCGGAGGTCCTCCAGAACCACCAACACCTACCGCACCTTGAGCTCCCTGCGGGCCGTTTGCTCCTTTTGGACCAACAGCACCTTGAGAACCGCGTGAGCCGGTTGGACCTGTAGAGCCGGTAGCACCCTTTGCGCCAGTAGCTCCAGTTGGACCAGTACCACCTTGTGGACCAGTACCACCTTGTGGGCCAGTAGGACCGGTATTACCCGTAATACCTTTTGAACCTTGAGGGCCTGTTGGACCGGTTGATGTATCAGGGTCACCACTTGGACAAGCACCACAACCACCGCCAAAACAAGATTGTACATTGACTGTAATATCACCACCATTGTAGTTATCGTATGGCGGCCCGATATCACCTTCACGGTTGAATTCCATAACCGAATAACAACAACCATCATCCATGACAACAGCATCACCACAACCACAAACTCCGTTTATCTCCCAGTAATTACCACCAGGATTACTATCGTAAGTATTACTACAACCAAAAGGGTCACATGGTTGTAACACCCACCAACATGGGTTATTATGAACTATATAACCATTTAAAACATATACGTCATCAGGTTCTATATTGATTCTATATAAAGTTTCAGTATTAGTTTCAGTATATGCATCTTGCAGCAATTCTTCTGAAAAAGAACCACTTTCATATTTTATTAGATAATCAACACCTACTTGTAGGTCTTGTGATTTTTTAAATCTATAGGTGTTTGTTGAATCTTTTACAAGAATAATTTTACCATACCCAACTGATAATGAATCGTTGAATACCGCAAATTCTTCGGCAGACGCGCCCATGTTTTTAGCTACAACCGATGCTGATGTAATCTGAATTCCAGCTAAAGAAGAACCAGTCCAATTTGTGGATGATAATTCCGAATAATCTACACCCGGTAAGTGTACAGCAGCAACTAAACTACCTGTGGTAATGTTCTGAAGTTGTTCAGAACCACCACCCCATAAATTGACTAATTGATTCCCTTTAAATCCTGACATATAACCTTTTTAATTAGTATGCTGAACCACTTAAATACATATGAACCACATATGTGTTTCCACCATTGTTAAATGTTAAATACCCACGAGTTGCGTTCCACGAAAGTCCCGGAGATACACCACTAATCAAAGTACCAAGAGCAGCATCGCCCTTTTGACCTTTAGCACCTTGAGCGCCGGTAGCGCCGGTAGCACCTTGAGCTCCTTGAGCTCCAGTAAAGTTTGAACCAACAGCGCCTTGAGCTCCTTGAGGACCTTGAGCACCTTGAGGTGAAGCACCTTGAGCGCCAGTAGCACCTTGAGCACCTTGAGCACCAACAGCACCTTGAGCGCCAGTAGGAGATGCTCCTTGAGCGCCGGTAGCACCTTGAGCGCCAACAGCACCTTGAGCGCCAGTAGCACCTTGTGGTGAAGCACCTTGAGCACCAGTAGAGCCAGTTGGACCTACAGCACCTTGAGCACCTTGAGGTGAAGCACCTTGAGCGCCAGTAGCACCTTGAGCACCTTGAGCACCAACAGCACCTTGAGCGCCAGTAGGAGATGCTCCTTGAGCGCCAGTAGCACCTTGAGCGCCAACAGCACCTTGAGCGCCAGTAGCACCTTGTGGTGAAGCACCTTGAGCACCAGTAGAGCCAGTTGGACCTACAGCGCCTTGAGCACCTTGAGGTGAAGCACCTTGAGCACCAACTGCGCCTTGAGCGCCAGTAGCACCGGTAGCTCCTTGAGCCCCTTGAGGTGAAGCCCCTTGAGCGCCAGTAGCACCTTGAGCACCCGTTGGTCCTGTCGCACCTTGTGAACCTTGAGGACCTGTAGAAGTCGAACCTTGTAAACCTTGGGCACCAGTAGCACCTTGTGACCCCTGAGCTCCTTGGGGTGAAGCACCTTGAGCGCCGGTAGCACCTTGAGCACCAGTTGGGCCAGTTGGTCCGGTAGGACCTTGAGCTCCGGTAGGACCTACTCCTCCTTGAGCGCCTGTAGAGCCAGTAGCACCTTGAGCTCCTTGGGGTGACGACCCCTGAGCACCCGTAGCACCTTGAGCACCTTGAGCACCCGTAGCACCTTGTGGTGAAGCACCTTGAGCGCCGGTAGCACCTTGAGCACCGGTAGCACCTTGAGCACCTTGAGCACCTTGAGGTGAAGAACCTTGAGCGCCAGTAGCACCTTGGGCTCCGGTAGCACCTTGGGCTCCGATTGTACCCTGTGGTCCTTGAGCTCCACTAGCACCTTGAGCACCTTGAGCGCCGGTAGCACCTTGCGGTGAAGCACCTTGAGCACCAACAGCACCTTGAGCTCCAGTTGGACCAGTTGGTCCGGTAGGACCTTGAGCACCCGTTGGGCCGGTAGCACCTTGAGCACCCGTTGGGCCGGTAGCACCTTGAGCACCTTGAGGTGAAGCACCTTGAGCCCCAGTAGCACCTTGAGCACCTGTTGGACCTACAGCACCTTGAGCACCTTGAGGTGAAGCACCTTGAGCGCCAGTTGCACCAGTAGCACCTTGAGCGCCAGTAGCACCTTGTGGTGAAGCTCCTTGAGCACCAGTAGCACCTTGAGCGCCCGTTGGGCCGGTTGGGCCAGTTCCACCAGTATTTCCTTTATCACCTTGAACTCCTTGAGGGCCGGTAGCACCCTGAGCTCCTTGAACACCTTGTGGGCCAGTAGTACCTTGAGCACCCGTTGGACCAGTAGCACCTTGAGGGCCGGTCGGTCCCGTTGGACCGGTAGCACCTTGAGCGCCTTGAGATCCCGTAGCACCTTGAGCTCCCGTAGAACCCGTAGCACCTTGAGCTCCAGTAGAACCCGTAGCACCTTGAGGACCGGTAGCACCTTGAGCTCCAGTAGAACCAGTAGCACCTTGAGGGCCAGTAGCACCTTGAGCGCCTTGAACACCTTGTGGGCCGGTTGGGCCAACAGAACCTTGAGCACCAGTAGCTCCTTGTGGACCGGTAGCTCCTTGTGGACCTGTACCACCTTGTGCGCCGGTAGCCCCCTGAGCACCAGTTGGACCAGTACCACCCTGTGCGCCAGTAGCACCTTGAGCACCTTGAACACCTTGTGGGCCGGTTGGGCCAACAGAACCTTGAGCACCAGTAGCACCTTGAGGGCCGGTTGAGCCGGTTGGACCAGTACCACCTTGAGCACCAGTAGCGCCCGTTGGACCAGTACCACCTTGAGCTCCGACAGCCCCTTGAGCTCCAGTAGCACCTTGTGGGCCGGTTGAGCCGGTTGGACCAGTTGGACCAGTACCGCCCGTAGCACCTTGAGCGCCGGTAGCTCCTTGTGGGCCGGTTGGGCCGGTTGGGCCAGTTGGTCCAACAGCGCCTTGTGGGCCGGTGGAACCAGTAGCCCCGGTATTGCCTGTAGGACCAGTTGGTCCTTTAGCTCCTTGAGGACCGGTTGGTCCTAAATTTCCTTTTGAACCTTGAGGGCCCGTTGGACCAGTAGCTCCTTGAGGACCAGTTGGTCCGGTAGCACCCTGAGCTCCTTGTGGGCCGGGACCACCAGTTACCCCTTGAGGACCTTTAGCACCCGTTGGGCCGGTAGCACCTTGAGCGCCCGTTGGACCAGTACCACCTTGAGGACCAGCGGGTCCCTGAGCTCCTTGGTTTCCTTGAATACCTTGGGGACCGGTAGCACCAGCAGGTCCTTGTGGACCAGTAGCACCTTGAGCACCCGTTGCGCCCGTATTACCCTTATCACCGACAGTTCCTTGTGGGCCAGTACCACCTGTAGCACCTTGAGCTCCTTGTGCGCCCGTAGCACCAGCGGTACCCGTAGCACCTTGAGCTCCTTGAGCTCCAGTAGAACCTGCGGGTCCGGCAGAACCTTGAGCTCCTGTGGCTCCCGTTGGTCCAGTCGGTCCTACACCACCTTGAGCGCCGGTAGCTCCTTGTGGGCCGGTTGGGCCGGTTGGACCTGCGGGACCTGCGGGGCCGGTAGGACCAGTACCACCAGTATCACCCTTTTGACCTTGTGGGCCGGTTGGACCGGTTGGGCCGGTATTGTGTACAAGTAAACTACCTACAAAATAATTGTGGTCTGGCTCAACAGTAATTGATATAGTTTGTATAGTCTCATTAACTACTTCTAAATTTGTAATAGTTAATGGGGTTGAATCTTTACTAAATAAATTTAGCGAAGAATAATTTTCTTCAGTTGGAGTCACCCAAGTTCCAGCAGTTGTATATACTGAAAGGTCTGATGATGCTTTAACTATCTGACCATTGGAAAGAGTAACTTTAATGTATGTGGTTAATTCTACATCACGAACTTCCGTAACTTCAGACGTTGATTGTTGTGATGTTTGTGTATTGTATGAATCAACAAAACTACCAGATTGTATATGGTAAAAGAATGGACATGAATTACCATTGATAACCACACCTTCTATCGAATTATGTAAACTATGTATAGCGCTCATTTTATACCTTATGTAAATGGTTGAATCTTGTATGTTATCATCAACGTATATAAGTCACAAGTATTTGTGTTTTTATTCAATTCAAATTCAATTTTATCACCACGTTGAAATGAATATCCAGACCCAAATGCAAAATCATAAACAGCATATTGTGTACTTGCTAATGCGTTAGTAACAGGAGTGCCAACAGTCGCAGCATTTACATATGGTTGAATTGTATAATTAGCGGTTGTGGTATTTGTTTGACCAACCATCAATTGAATTGTATGGACGAATCCAGCATAAGGAGCTATCCAAGTTCCATATGGTGATTGTGCGGGTTGTAAATCTGATATGATTGCCAATGGTGAAAACCCATCAGGTTGACCTCTGTGTTCTACAGGTATCAACGTGGTTACAATGTCATATCCTTGTAATAATTCATTATTTACAACACGAGTTTGCACTACACCACCCGAACCGGATACAAATATCCGTGTTGATGTTGTGCTTGTAGCAGCAGATGTTAATATTAAACCAGTAAACGTAGGAGCATCGCTCGTCTGAAGTCCTAAATCAATATTAGAACCATTTACCGTTAAATTACCCTGTGAGGGTGATGATATAGCGGAAGCGGATACAAATCCGGTCCCACCGAAATTAAGTTGACTGGCACTTGAGCCAGATACTATGACTTTTTTCCAATTTGGCATATTCCATTTCCTTTACTGCGGTTGGTAACACTTTCGTGCCCACTTCCCTTTCGGGCCAACATTAAAAGTAGTTTTTTCTATTATACTACAATAAATAGAGTTTTATAAAATAAAAAATCCCCCTATGATGGAGGATTTTCTTTGGAATCATGTTTCACTTGTAATAGTGCAATTTCTTTTTCTATTTTATTAAGAAGTGTTGCGATTGTGACCGCTTCAACCCCTTTAATATCTAATTTATGAATAGCAAATTTTATAATAGCAAAATCAGCTTCAGTAAATCCTTCGTATGGTTTCATAACTTATTTTAATTTTAAAATGTTTTCTTGTAATTTAACAGCGAGTTTATAAACAAACTCGATGTCTTTTCCTTTGAATGGAACTTCACCCAAACCTATTAGAAGCGCCTCAAGCTCTCGTTTTGAGAGCTTGAGGGTTGCTTCCGTAGGAATATTGTTTTTATTTTCTGCCATAACCCTTTCAAGTTAGATTATGAGTAGATAAAAATATCTCCATCAGCAGAAATTGCGATGTTACCTTCGTCATCATAACCAGCAGCTGTAGCCGCTGTAGATGCAGCAAATCCATTGGCAACCGACACATAGGCGGTAGTCATGAATGCGTCAGCAGTTACACTTGTAGCAGTAGAAGCTACACCATTAGCAACAGCCCAACGTTGGTCAAGGAAATCATAGTAGAATGCAGTACCTATACCAGCAGAACCTGATTCAACAATAATACCACCTTCGCCTGCTGGTACTACTGAACCAGAACCAGCGTTCAAGAAGACAAATCTATCTTCAACAACAAGGTTAGATGTATTGATTGTAGTAGTTGTACCATTTACAGTCAAATCGCCAGTGATGGTCAATGCAGCAAATGTTGGTGAATCGCCAGTCTGAACACCCAAGTCGATGTTAGTACCATTTACAGTCAAAGTACCTTGAGATGGTGATGTAACAGCCGAAGCGGAAACTACACCAGTACCATTCAAGATTGTAGCAGCAGTAATAGAACCACCCAATGATGTGGAAGTTCCAGCAATTGTAATAGCAGAGTTAGCCAATTTAGCATTAGCTATCGTACCATTTACAATGTGTCCGTTTTGAATTGATGAAGAAGCAATTTTGACATCAGTTACGTTAGCATCAGCAATTTTAGCAGTAACCACAGCACCAGCAGCAATCTTACCACTTGTAACAGCATCGTTGTCGATTTTAGCGGTAGTTACACCAAGGTTTGCTAATTGACCACTATCAATAGAACCTGAAATCACAACAGCACTAAGCGTACCCGCTGTATTTGTTAAATCGATAGTAGCACTATCAGTTACACCTGTAATAGCACCAGAACCTGATAAGATACCAGAACCTGCGAAACTAATCTTTGTGTATTCAATAGCAGCAGCAGCGGCTACAGCAGCGTTAACAATCTGACCTGCACCAATTTTAGCACTTGTAATAGCATTGTTAGCAATAGTAGCAACACCAGGCGCAGTAATTGTGATATCACCACTTACGTTTGTTAAGTTAGCGTAAGATGCTGAAGTAGCGGTTGAAGCGTTACCTGTTAAAGCACCAACAAATGTAGTAGATGTTACTGAAGATAAACCAGAAATTGTAGTAGCAGATGAACCTAATGAAACTGCGGTAGAACCAATAGTTACTGATGAGTTAGCCAATTTCGCGTTAGTTACGTTACCATCAATGATGTTTGCACTTGCAACTGAACCAGTAGCCAAAGCGGCTGTGATTACAGCACCAGCAGCAATTTTACTACTAACTACAGCATTATCAGCAATTTTACTAGCTATTACAGCACCAGCAGCCAACTGACCTTGGTCAATAGAACCTGAAGCTACCACACCACTAATAGAACCTGCGGATAATGTTAAATCAATTGTTGCTGTATCGGTTACGGCGGTGACTGCGCCAGATCCAGACAAAATACCAGTACCAGCGAAACTCAATTGAGATACGGCTGAGCCCGATACTATCACTTTTTTCCATGTTGCCATTTAATTTCTCCTATTTTAATGCATTAAAAATTTAACATAGTGTTTTTGTATACATGAATAAATATTATAATCCAAAGTAAAACGAAGAACCGGAATAAATAATTCCACCTTCAATTGCTTCTAAATTCAAATTTGAACTATCACCAATAATTGTTCTACCAACGGAATCAACTTTCAATCCTTCAAATGAACCACTTGATACTGATAGTGAACCTGTAATTTGAACATTATTTGTTGTTGAGTAAAAAGAACCCGTTAATGAAAATATTCCACCAATTCCACCAAGTGTATCAAATCTAGATGCAATTGATGCTGATAATGACGTGAAAGCCCCACTAATATCAGTTTTTAGTGCGTATGAACTTGTAACTGAATTTAAACCATTTACTTGACTTTGAATTGAACCTGTAAATGTGTTAAGTGCTGAAATATCAGTTCCACCTGAAGATGGGAATTGGAATGTAGCAAATGAAGCTGAATCATCAAATCCAGCATAACCTGGAGTTTCAAATGCTACAAATTTTGAAGTAACATAAAGTTGGTTTTGACTTTGTACATATACAATTTGACCATCCTTTAACCGGTCGTGGTATAAGGAGTACATAGTCGAGGATGACGCAACCGTAATCCAACCGCCTTGTACATAAGTAATGTCGGTAAATGAGCCGGAAGCCCCACTCCTAACGTAAATATCACCTGCTGTAGTTGCCATTCTATCTAATCTCCTTATGGTGCGGATGCCGTATCCGGCATCAAATAATATCTTGAGTTGTTAGTATTTTTACCTTCAGCAAAAATCATACCCCAACGGGTATATCCTTGATATGCTGATTGTAAATCGAAGTAATACACACCGGTCCCAATCGTACCTGGAATAGCAGCGTCTTTAGCATATGTGTAATATTCATTAGCAGTTCCAATAGAATCGGGCGGAACGCCATCATACATACTTGCGGGTTTACCTCCTAAATTAGAAGCGGATGGGAAAATTATTAACAATCGTTGTGATGTGGAACTAAAATTAAAATACCCAAGTGTGGATATTCCTGTAGCTGATGTATCTGACATAGTTGATAGCGAACTACTCTTATGTAAAGTACAAGCACCACCAATATAAGATGGTGTAAACGTACTACCTAATGACCCACTTTGTAACATAGCTATTACCGACCCACTTGTAATTCCAATACCATCAGCATCAGTATCACCTAAAGATGCGATAGCCGTGGATTGGTTAGCAGCAGAACCACCACTCCAACCATATCCATATACAAGGCCTATTTGGTCTGATATAGTTATTGTATTTGAAGAATATGTTCTTGACTTACCATGCACATCCGTAATTGTAGCATCGTATGTCAATGTTTGACCACTTGAAATTGTTGATACATTTTTTATAACATATGATGATGAATTTGCGTTTTGTGGAACTGCGTATAAGTCAGACCCATTTGTACCACCAAGTGACATTAAGAATGGAGTATCAGTTTCCATGTCAGTTATACTTGCACTTACTAATCCGGTATTGGCCGATATAGATGCCGTTAGGTTAGTAGTAATTGGGGTGAATGATGCCGTTGGTACACTATTAGAAGCCACATTTATTGTTATACTACCACTACCAATGTTATTGTATTGGTCACGGAATGTTATATTTGATGTAAATGTTTGACCTGATGTGTAAGAGCCACTAACATTTTGTGCTATTGATATAGCGCCAGTTGAGGTAACACCTACAAGAGCATTCGATGATGTAAATGATTGAACCGCAGCCAAATTGTATTGTGGTGAGTATGTAACTCCCAAATCACCTTGAGTACCACTTCTACCATTTGTACTTGTGTAAATCAAAGCACCACTTCTTGCAGTTTCTATAACGTAGAACGTACCATTTGTTGTTAAAGTACCAACAGGAGCTTGAGCGATGGTTATTGAGAATGGGAATGAAGCAGAACCACTTCCCACTTTACCAAAACTATCAGCAACGCTTCCACTAAATGTATAAGTTCCAGCGGGTACATTTGTATTAGCATAAATGTAATAGTTGTCACCACTTTGAAGATGACTAAATCCAGCTGAAGAAGATACTAATTGGAAACTTGAATGATTTATAGTATCACCAATACCAGGTTGTGGTTCTCCAAATGAAACAATGGCTAGATTTTGAGGTGACCTAGCCCCATTTGTATTTAAATAACTCGAATACGCAACCGTATTAGAAGCAATGATGGGTGCTAAATTTGGAGTAACTCTTAATGTGTGAGTTCTATATTGTTTTGTGGTTTCAAACGAAGTTTCTGAAGCCGTTACTTGTACTTGAATTGTAGAGCCAGACGTGTATATAGAACCACTTATATGACTTGCTAGTTCAAGAGCAAGTGATGTAGAGCCGGTATATTGTGTAGTTCCGTTTGTAAATCTAACATACCCAGCCGGTGAACTATTGACTTTCCACATTTGTGAAACGGCTGACGAGTATGTAATACTACCAGCAGTATATCCATCGGTGTTTGTGGTTAAATCAGCACCAGATACTGCGGATTCTACTATGTAATACGTTTGTGTATCAGACCCAATAGTTGAACTAGCATCAGCATCAATTGGTATGGTGATTTCTGCGGTATCGGTAGTGGTATTGTAAGCATCACTCACGGTCACTAAATAAACATATCTATCAGCTACATCAGAGTTTAAGTAAACTCCATTTTTACGAGTTACACTTCCACCGGATGTACATTGGAATGGGTCAGCGTGTGGGTCATATAAAGACGTACCACCTAAAGACGAAGTAATGTTTGTACCAACACTATTAAGATATGCGGATATTAATGTGAAGTTACTAAATACTATAGTATCACTCTCCGAATCAGTAGCAGTTATTGAACCAACAGTCGTACCATTTGATGAGTTTTCATTTATAGCAGTTAAAGTCTGATTATTTACTACAGGAACTACGTTATCGACTACTGAAACTCTAAATGGTAAGTATGTAATTGAATCAGAATCATCACCATCTTGATAATGTTGGTCACTTGCCGTGAGTACAAAATTGTAATGAGTTGTGGTCTCATAATCCAATGAAGCAGTTACTTGATTCAATTGAACATATGTAGCGCCAAGCGTCAATGAGAATTCGGATGGTACTGACCCCGTTCCTATTGTGATTGTATCACTTTCAGCATCGGTAAAATATACTCTAACTTTGTTATTAGCAGCTGTAGAGTTTTCGTTTAAAGATTGTGTATATGATGTTACAATAGAGCCCCCAGTTGAAGTTTGTCTCCAAACAGGAGCCGTATTTGGATTAACACGGATATATACAGTTTGAGAACCAACTCCAAAAAATGTATCAACGGCTTCTACCAAAAATGGATGTGAACCAGAACCCGGAGTGGTATCCGTATTCATAGATGCGGTTGATTTTGTGTTCAATGTAATTTGACCGGCCGATGATATCTTGAATAAGTCAGCGGTGTACAAACTTGAAGTTCTAAATGTAATTGATTGTGCTTCAGCATCGGTAGCAGATACAATACCGACCACCGAACCACTAACCTCAAATTCTTGAATAGTAAATCCAGTAGTTGTTATTACAGGAACACTATTTGGAAAGAATACTTTTTCAATAAAATTTGCAAGAGAACCACTTGTAGCGAAATTTGTATTATATACGCCAGCGGGTAAATTAGTATTAGATACCACACGATTACCATCAAATGTGGTTAACGGATTTGTTGATTGTGATAACGCAGTATCAGACCCATTCGATGATGTATTGATTGTAATGGTGATAGCGTTGCCGGTATTTGTTGCAACTACACCATTTCCTACAAAATCTATACTTCTAACATTTACCGATAGAACAGAACCTTCATCTGAAGCGGTAATTGCTAAACCAGAACCACCACCACCACCTGCAAGTGCTGATAAATCAACAGAATTACCATTTGATATAGTGAGCGCATTTGTAGATGGATTAAATGAAAGTGTTTGAGCGTCTGAACCGGTAGCGTCTACGTCATTTTCGATAGCAGACATTCGTGTAGCAATTGAGCTTGAAAATGATGATATAGTAGATACTATTGAACTTGAAACAGCGGAAGTGTTTTGAGATTGTGATACAATTCTATCTTGAATAGACGCTGAAAAATATGGGAATGTTCCCGGAGTAAGAACACTACCTTGTTTAAATTCAGTAAACGCCTTTATCTGATTAGATTGAAATGGTGTTATGTATTGACTTTGCGCGGGTTTGTTTGGTATGGTTGTAAAGTCTATTTGTGCAGACGATGAATATATACCGCTGCCAATTAGTGAACCACTAATTGACCCTTGAAACGAACCGCTAAAAGAACCGCTGTAATCCGGCATTATGTTTTCCTCATATAATTTTCTATTACTATCCTTAATAAATAGTAAGATTTATACGGAACTTGTTTCTTAAAAGGATGCTAACAACATTAATATGTCGTCAAGAGCTTCATGTCTATGATTATCTTTCAAAACTACAGTGTAAGCATACTTACTTCCTTTTAGTTTTGGAACTTCATGGATTGCAGAGTCATTTTGGTATTTTAAATCAATTTGTTGTGAATCACCACACAAAATCATCGTAGAACCCTTACCAAGTCGAGCCAAAACCATTTGCAATTGTTGTTTTGTCAAGTTTTGGAACTCATCTACGATACAAACAGCATTATCAAACGTTCTACCTCTGAAATGCGTTAATGATACCAATTCAAGGTTACCATCCTTCTCCATTTTCTCTAATATGTCAGGTTTGTTGTAAACTTTTCTCATATTATCACGGATTGGTACTAACCATGGTTCTAATTTCTCTTCTAATGAACCGGGAAGAAATCCATTGTCTTCATTTGACACAGTAGGTCGTGTCATTATGATTTTGTTAACTTGCCTTTTAAAAAATAAATCCAATGCAATCTGACAAGCAAGTAATGTCTTACCACTACCAGCTTTACCAACAATAAAATTAAAGGGCGTTTGAATTATTTGTGATTTTGCCTCTTTTTGTTCGTCAGATAAGGTTATCGAAAACTTGATATCACTTTTTGGAACTCTTCGTTGAATATTTTCGGCCATATTTTTCTCCATATTTTCGTAAACCTTGTTTATAAATATAAATATCCCTATGGCAATAAAAAAGGGGGTCGTTTGACCCCCTTCTCTATTTTAATAAAGATTTATATTAGATAGTTGAACCCAATGTGTTCAAACCATCAACAAATACTTTACCATAGAACTCACCACGAATCATTTCCTTCGCGTAACGAGTCATTACACCCTTACGAGGTTGGAAGTTTTTCGGGTCGTACACCAAAGGAGTCATGATTAATGGAATGTATGGAGCGTATACAGCACCAGTTTCCAAGAATTGAGCACCTTTGAAACCTAACAAGATAACGTTTTCAGTCATGTAAGGGTTTTTGTACACTTGGTAGCGGTTAGCGAATGAACCTACTTGAGATACACCCATTGCGAACTGCATTTCAGCACCAGTACCACTAGCAGCGAATCCAGGAATAGACTCAAGGATAGTTGCAACGTCAGGAGATACTACCATAAAGTTAGCTCCACCTCTCATGGTTTTAGCATGGATTTGGTTAGAAACTCTCTGAAGTACAGTACCCAATGTAGCGAACCATGTACCTTGAATGTAAGCAGTGTAGTTAGCAGCTGATTGAGCAAAAGCTGAACCATTCCATTCGTAACCAACACGAGCTGACCAGTAACCTGTAGTCAATGCGTTAGTCATCAACATATCCAAGATTTCGAAATCGATTTCTTGAGAAACGTATTCTGACAACATTGAAGTTAATTCAGCCTCGGCGTCAATTGAATGGTAAGCGTTCAAATCTTGAGCAAATTCAGGAGTCCATTGTGCTTTCAACTTACGAGTCTTAGCAACGATAGGAACTGAACGAAGTTCAACGTTTAATTCAGGAATACCCAAATCAGTTTCAGGGTTTGCAGCGAAACCTGAAGTGGTTTGTTCGAAGTCACCACGAGTGATATCGCTTGGTTGTTTGTGGTAAGCAACTTGTACAGCGGTAGCATTTGTTACAGCACCATCAGCTACTACGAATTCAACATAAGTAGAACCATCAGTTGTAGTCAAGTTTTCGATTACGTTAACGTAAGCAGAAGCGGACAACAATTGGAATGCACGAACGCCTTCGAAGTCAGCATTAAGACCAGCCAAGTTAACTTTTACAACATCGTAAGAGGTTGGAGCACCATAACGTGAGTCGAAGTTAATAGAAGCTGAAGTAGCGTTTGAAGCTGTAGCGAATACAGTAGCAAATTGGTCGTTGATAGTATAACCAAAACGACCACCACCATAAAGACCACCAGTTGCTTGACCAGCAGTTTCGGTGATACCGAATACTGAATCAGCTTGTGAATCTTTACCTGAACCGGTTGTGAAACCAGGTTGACCTGAACCATACTTGAAATCCAAGTAGAATACAAGACCAGATGGTAAGTTCATAGGTTGTACTGAAACGAATTCTTTAGCAGCGATTTCAGAGAAGATACGTCTTACTAAAGGAAGAGCTACACCAGCCCATTCTTCAGAGTTAGCAGCAGTACCAGTAGCAGATGCTTCAGATACTAATTGTTTTGCTTGGTTTTCCAACAAAGTAGCCATACCACTTCTTTCGAAGTCAGACTTGATACCTTCTAAAAGACCGGTCTTAGCCCATTTAGCTACGATACCTTTGCTCTCTTCAGATAATCTTTTGTTGAAACCAGCAGATTCATTTAAAATGTTATTGATTTTCATCTTAATTTTCCTTTTTTCTTTTGGTTTTAGAATTATTTAATTAAACCAGCCAACTTCTTAAATCTTTCAGCTACTGCAGTTCCTTCAGAAATGATTTCTTTTTTAGGAGCAGATGACTTCATAGGTTTAGAAGCAAGTGATTCTTTTACAACAGTTTTGTTTTTTCTTGCAACATTTAAGTTTTCACCCAATGTAGCATAAACTAATTTAACTTCTCTCAAAGATGCAGCTCTATCGAAGTTTTCGATAACTTTCATCTTTTGATTTTCGTTCAAGTCGAATGTTCTGAACAATTTGTTAGTGTATAACAATTTAGCGTTCAAAAGATTCACCTCGTTAATGGTTTTCTTTAAAGAAGTGATAACTTTATAAGCCTCTTCCAACTCTTCCTTGTAACCTTCAGTAGATTCTTCTTCTTCAGCAACGGGCTCTTCTTCTTCGCCATCCATTTCTTGTAAGGCTTTGATGATTTCGTTGATGTCAAGTTCTTCCTCTTCTTCAGATACAGGTTCATCTTCCATTTCTTCAAGTTCTCTGATTACAGCTTCAAGGTCTAAATCGTCTTCTTCAGTCTCTTCTTCCTCGTCACCAGTAACATCGTACTCTTCACCATCTTCTTCAGAATCCATGTCCATTTCCATGTCTTCTTCACCCTCTTCAGAATACATTTCCTCATCTTCTTCAGTAGCCATCTCGTCTTCTTCAGTAGCCATCTCGTCTTCTACAGGTTCGTCAGTAGCCATTGCGTCCATCTCTGGTGCAACTTCTTCTTCGTCTTCCTCTTCCAACTCTTCAGCAATCTTATGAGACAACATAGATTGTAGTTTTGGGGTAAATGCTTCTTCGAGAGCCATTTTAGCGTTAGCTAATGCAGTTTCCTTAACGGCTTTGGCATCGGCAATTGCTTCTTTTAACAAATCTGATTTCATTTGTTTTTCTCCTAAATTAAGCTTTTTGGATAATAAGATTATTGAGAATCTTAATAGAATATTTTTTCAAATAATAGTAATCACTCATTGGGGAGTGATATTTTTAAAATAAATAGGGTTACTTTTTCTGAAACGATAAAGTGTTTACTATTAACCTTCGTTTATTCTTCGAATATACTCTTTTCGTTGAGCATCTTCTCTTTGTTTTCTACGAAGTGTTGTGGGTTTTGTGTACTCTTTCTTATCTCGTAAGATATCCATCATCCCACTATCTTTTACAGTACGTTTTAGTAATCGAAGTGCGGCTTCTAAATTACCATCTACTACTTTTACACCAAGCGCGTTCCCATACATGAACATATCATCTTTACGGGCCCTCTTCTTCTTTTTGAAGTCTTTGTTTTGATTGTCTCTGTTGTTCTTTTTATACATAAAATTTATTTGATTAAAAAAAATACACCTACCAAGTTAATGATAGGTGTATATAAATATGAAAATGTTTTTTATAAAATTATTTTACAGTTAATGAACTATACTTTTTATATAATTTTAGTAACGTATCTTGTAATTCTCTTGTAAATTTAATTTTGTTAGAATTTAATGATACGTTGTTATCACCTAATAGTGGTAACAGTCCTGATGTTTGGATTCTATCGCCTACTAACTTATCATTTACAAATGCAATCTTAGCTTCGTTTACTGATTCGTATGTTCCTTCCGATAAATCATCTAATCCATCTTTGAACATCGACATCAACTTACCAATTTCCTTTTGTTGATTCGGTGGTAACTTTTTAATGTCTGATAAGTTATTCTTAATCAGCTTTGAAAAGTCCACCGACAATTGTTGTAATATATCAGATGGATTCATAATTAGGCCTTCTTTTCTTTTCTCTTCTTTTCAATATCAGCAACAAGTTTACTCAACTTGACGTATTCAGCTTTCAATGATGAGTCGATGTATCTATTCAATCCCCAGTGGAAAGAAGCTCTAAGCAACATATAGAATGGTAAGTCTTTGTAGTTACGACCATATGTAGATAATCTCAACCAATTCATAAATGCTTCAGCCATTGGTTTTGATAAAGGAATACCTTCAACACGAGATGTCTGACCATTGATTACCGATTGAACCAATTTAGTTGCCATACCATGAGCACCCTCGTTTACTGATTTTTTAGACTTTATAAGTGAAGTCAATTTCATAGACTCATTAGCAAAGTCTTCAGCATTCTCTTTGTCTTCAGCATCTACATCAGTAACCTTAAACGTTTTATCACCTACTTGGAATGTGTCTTGACCTGCAGCAATGGCTTTAGCTCTTGCAGCACCGAACTCATTACCCTCTTCCATTTCTTCTTCGTTTACCGATTCGTTCATGTTAGAGTAAAAATACTTTCTCATATAGTCTAATGACTTTAGGATACTTTGTAATTCTCTTTTACCCTTTGGTCCAAGTTCTTCATCTCTCAAATATGCATTTAAAACAGCATATGCGCCATTTACAAATTGATATGGGTTTTCAGCTTTTACAGTATACGAAGCCTCGTTTACTGATTCTAAATTCAAACTTCTTTGTGCGTTAGTCAAACCACTAATGATAGATTTTAATCCACCCTTAACACCTTCAGTATCTTTAGCTTGAACTCTTTTATCCAAAATTTTAGTATTGGCTTTTAAGAAGTTGATGATTGCGTTTTGAACAGCGTTCCACTTGATTTCTTCTTCGTTTACTGATTCGTTAGTGAACTCTTCAGCATTCTTTTTGTCAGAATCATCTACATCAGTTACTTTGTAAGATTTACCATCAACTTCAAATGAATCTTCACCAGCAGCAATTGCTTTAGCTCTTGCAGCACCAAACTCATTACCTTCTTTGATTTCGTAGTATTTGCCAAGAACTTCACCAATCTCATCGTAAGCAGATTCCATTCTTTGTTGTAAAGTAGAAACCTCTTTAATTGTATTTGAAAATACTTTGAATGACTCATTCATAGACTTCATGTGTCTCTGAACAGTTACTCTATCGAACCAATCACCGGTTTCTTTTAAAGTGATGTTGTTAGCGTTTTCTACAATATTTTTAATAGAATCGTGAATCTCACCAAGATTACCTTTGTGTGAAATCATCTCACCTAATTGTTTGTATGCAGCAACGGCTTCAACGAATGCACGTTTTTCTTCTTTGGTCATTCCTTTTTCATCCTCTTCACCCACATTCATTCTGCGGTAATCAAGTTCTTGTGATTCTTTTAAAAGGTCTTTTAATTTCTTCATTTTAGTATCCGTTTGTTTTATGATTTAGATTCAACAAGTTTTTCAATTTTTTGACCAAGTGGTCTACCAATTGTCATCGAAGTATAAAAAGCAATTGCGTCAGCAATAGCACCACCATCCCATTGTGCCATATTAGCAATTTTTGGACCAAGGTCGTATTCGTATATATCAATGGTATCTTCTTTACCCATCGGGTCACCTTCGTATTCAGCTTTAGGGAATAAAGCAGGTACTTTCTTTGCGTCTGAATGGAAGTTTGCATCTCTTAATGCGCCAATCAAAACGTGCATTACTGCAAACTGATGGTTAGGACCACCCGTTCTCAAATCACCGAGCTCTTTCATCAAAAGTTTATAAACTTTTTTGTTGAGCATACCATCTACTTCGTTTATGGATTCAGAAATACCATCATAATCATGATAGTTTGATGATGCTTGTGAAATGTAGTTTTCAGCGTTAGTGATATGGTCTTGAATCCAAGCAGGAATGTCCTTTTCCATCTCACCCATTTTTTGTTTTAATTCAGTAGCGTATTTGATAATAGAGTCTAATGAATTTTGTGACATAGATACTTCGTGGTCTTGTTCTTGGATGCTTTCATTTGTTCCAAATTTGGATACAATCATTTTAAACATTTTATTACCAGGATTACCAACAAGAGCTGACACAAATGCCATTCTTTCGGGCATTTTACCATTTTTTACATACTTGTATAATGCAGATGCATCGATACCATTATCATCTATAAATTTTTGAACAGCATCACCACGAGTTGCGGTAAAAGCGGCAATGCCCATGGCTTCTTTCGAAGCAGATTCAGTAATAAGTTTCTTTAAATTCATTTTATTTAACTCCAAAATCACATTCGCAATATCCACCAACTTCACAAATGATATCTCTCATGATGGTATTCGCTTTAGTATAATTAGTTTGTTTTCTTTGAACACTTTCGTTTATAACACCCTCATTTGTGGGTCTCAAGAAAGCACCTTGGGTTGATGGGTTTGATACAAAGTCCCAACAGATTAATTCGAAATCATTTTCAACTGCAACTGTACCATCTTCTTTGATTTGTTTTACCGAACCCATACCTCGTGATGAGATACCAACAGTACAACCGGCCTTGACCAATTCTTGTAAAATTTTACCAGCAGGTGTATTTAAAATCTCAACTTGACCCACTACATCATCACCATTCCACCAAACTTCACGGATAATGTGTGACGTATTCTTCAATTCAACAACTGAAGATTCAGGGTGGTCAAGTTCACCATATGCACGGTTCTCTCTGATTTCTCTACCCTTGTATTTTTCAATTTCTCTTTCAAGAATTTAGCATTAGCTCTTTGAAGTACACCGCTGACAACGAATCTACCACTTTTATCGTATGATTCTTTTAACATTTGAGGTGTAATCTCAAATAAACTAACATCAATCAGTAATTGCTTCATTATTTCTCCCAAACCTGTCTTTTACGATATAAATCAAAAAATATTCTTGCTATCTCTCTGCGGATTATATAACGAATCTGCTCAAGGTCATTGACTTCGAGAGCTTCTTTTAATTTTGTATTTTTGTTACATCCACATGACATATTAAGCACCCAATTCTTTAATCTTACGGGAAATCTTCAACATTCTTTCGGAAATTTTACCAAATCTTATTTTTGTAGATTCCCAATACTGACCTTGACTCAATCCCATTTCAGTTTTAAGTTTTGTATTCTGATTTACCAATTGTTCAACCTCATACAACTTACGATTGATTTCTTTGATAGCCAAATTCACTTTCTTTTTAGCAGAAAGGGTTTCGTCTTTTTTATATGCTCTATAAGTAGCCTCGATTAGACTTTCCAACTGGTCTTCCATACGAGATACAGCCTCAAAATGTGCTTTTTCTTTTTTGGATTTTTTGTAACCCAAAACTTCGATGTGGTCGGTGTCTAAATCGTCTTCATCTTGTGATTTAGCAAATGCGTTAGGCGTCCGTGGTGGTCCAGCGCCACCATCCATATTACCTGTGACATTTGCTTCCTCAAGCTCTTCTTCTTCGAATTGCTTAAATTTTAAGTCAAGTTGTTCTAATAAAAATTTAGACATTTGATACTCTCCTTAATTCTTGTAGCAATTCGTGGTATCTTAACAACGATAAAATTTGATTTTCGTTGATTACTTTTGAATTTGATATATTATCAATTAAATTTACAGTCTCATTAACTTTAATACTTGCAACTTTATCAGTCACCTTCACTTTTGAAAATTCAGACTTTAGTCTTTTAACTTCAGACAATACAAACTTTCTCAAATTGTTTGAGTTGTCCACATTGTTGATATAGTTACGAAGAACCTTCTTTTGTGATTCTGAAAGTGTTGTATATTTTGAATTAAATGAATCAACCAAGAATTTATAAGCCAACATACGAACCTCTTTAGGTTGTTGAGCATATTCTTTGGTTGTGGTTGACTCTGAAATGATTTCTACGTCTTTTGTAGTAATGGTTTCGAGAATTGTCGTTTTACATTCTACGAATTCTTTTGGAGAAACTGATTGAGTGTACTCAAATACCTTGTATATAGAAGCCAATTGTTTGTAGTTCGATACACGATACTTAAAAAAATCTTCCATTACAAAAGATTCTTTAATTGACTTGATTAAATTATATTTTTGTCTCTTCAATGTCGTTTCAACCAATGAACCTCGTTCTTGTAGAATGATGTTCATAAATTCTTGAGCTTTATATTGAGAATCAAAGTTTTCCTTTGTTAAAGATTGATATAGTTTCAATTCTTTACTCAATTCACTCCCTCTCTTGAAATGCTTTTTAATAATTTCAAGGGCAAGGGAATTTTTACCCGCCAAAGTGTCTGAAGCGATTTGTCTTACGAGTAATTCGAATAGAATACCCGTATTTTTAAATTTACTATGTTTAAGTTTCGTCATCTTAAACTTTCTCTTTTGTTTCTACTTTATAAATATTAGATTTATACTCAAATCGTGTCATCTAACAAATTAGATTCGTCCATCATACCAAACTCTTCCGATTCTTCATCGGTTTTTAAAGATTCAATTATCATTTTTTTAGTTTTGACTTTACTCATAGACCTTTTCAATGACTCCAATGTGTTTGGTGAGTTTCTAAATGAATGATATGCTGAATCAGCACCGACATCGGTCTTTTTACCCAATGGGTCACGACCCATATTAGCAGCATCAGTACCATATGTACCACCTTCAGTAGGTCTACCAGCACCTTCTTGACCACCGTCAGGCGAACCACCCTCATCTTCAGCCGGTTGTTGTGATACAACAGCCAAATCATGTGGCGTACCAAACGATTCACCGGTCTTAACGGGATCATTACCTTCATTTACGATTTGTTCTTGTCTAAATCCAAGTTTTAAGTCGTTAATAACTTTAGCTTGTTCAAGTTTCCACTCATCCTCTGACATATTAAAGATGTTTTTATACATCCATTCTTGAGATATCATTTTCAACTCCTTCATAGAGTTTACCAATGAAACTTTTTCAGTCCATAGAGCAGCTTTTTCTTGTTCGTAAATAACTGATGGAGTTGTTAACTCTAATTCAAAATTTACAAGTTCAGCACCTTCATACCCCTGTGAGTACAAATGTACAATAGCAATTTTTGTAAGTTCTGAAAGAGCAATCTTTTGAATTCTCTCAACAGTTCTAGCAAAACGAATATCTTGTTGAGCAAGTGTAGCTTTACCTTCAACACCTTCTTCATATCCAATGAATGCTTTAGGAACTTTTAAAGCAGCCATCATTCTATTTTTCAAGTATTCAATATCATCAATACCACCGAATTCCATTCCACTTAAAGAATCAATTTCAGTTCCACTTTGACCACCTCTAACTGGAAGATAATAATCCTCCAACATATTCTGCATATTGAATTTTAGATTGTAATCGCCAGTTTGTTGGTCGATGTACGGAACTTTTTTCATCTGGTCGATGATATTCCTCATATGTTGGTCAACTTCACTTGGTGGAATGTTACCAACATCAATTTTAAAGATTCTTTTTTCAGGAGCTCTCATGATACGATGAATCATCATAGCATCTTCCATCAGGGTTAATTGCTTCCAAGTCTTACGAGCTGGCTCCAACATAGAACGACCATATGGTAAGAAGTTTGAATCGGCCATAAGTCTGAAGTGAGCTACTTGGTAGAAGTCAAACTCAACACCCTCTTTGGCTTTACCCATGATGTTATATGAGTTTGGCGCATTTGACATAGAACTCAATTTAAACTTAACTTCATACGGATTTTCGGGATTAAAACCCTCAACACGTTCTATCTCATAAGTGGACATTGGTGATACGTTTACAATACCAACTTCAGGTTCAATATCAAGATGTAAATAATAATCACCATACTTGTTCATACCACGAATCCAAGCCCAAAGGTTAAATTCAATATTAAGAACATCGTAAAATAAATTATGTAATACTTTTTTAAGATTCTCATCGGACGATTTGATTCTTAAAACATCACCCATGTCATTCTTTAATGTACACTCATCGGAGTAGATATCGAGAACTGAAGCGATAATGGAGTCTTTATCCATAGCTTCGTAGTCAGTATATAACTCTAATTTATTGGAGTAGTAGTTAAATTGTTGATTGTACGTTTCCCAGTTTCTTCGAGACGTGTGTAATCTTCCAAATCGGTCGTAATATGAGCTTTGTCTCATATTACCTTGAGATTGGAGTCTTTGAGTATCGACAGTCTGAATTTTATCCTTCCCAATACGTCTAACGACCACTTGGGTATTGAATAATTTTTTCAGTCTACCATATAATGAATTATCTGCCATATGTTGTTTCTCTAATTTGTATACTCTTACAAGTTATAAATATACAAAAAATAAACTTAACTACCAAATTAAAGTATCCATGTCATGTCAAGGTCGTTACCACGACCATCCTTAACAACCCATGGGTTTTTACTACCAAGCCGTGAGTTGTAAGCTCCACCGTCACTTTTTCCAATATGTGTAAGCGCAGTTCGTGTTAAATCAATACCTTGTTGTCTTAATTTAAGAGCGGTATCTCTTACCCATAGTCCTGTGGAAAATGACATTACCAAGTCATCATTATAACCTTGTTGAGCTTCAGCCCGTGAACCATTCCAAATGAATACAAACAACTCATCAATCAATCTTTTAGAATGAATGATTGGAGCTTTCTCTCTCATGTATGTATCTAATTTAGAAATGACTAATGGTCGTGTTCTTGATGTCATCGAAAACCCAGGAACCATGTCTTCTTTTTTCTTTAAGTCCCATCCCTTTCGTAGATGAACATCTTCGTCAACGTACCCTACTTCACGATATGAATAATAAAGATTTTGATAATTTCGGTCAATAACTTCTTGTATAACAGCCCAACCAATGTTTGCGTTTTCAATCACCAACATAGCATTGTTCCATTCAGCGGCAATAGAGGTTAGCATCGCTCCAAATTGTTTTGTTTCAATCTTACCTTTATATTCTGCAACTTGTTCTACTGTCTCCACATCTATAACATGGAATGCTGAGTAATCTTGACCATCTCCACGAGCAACGTCAGCTACAACCACATAGTCACGAGAATAGTTTGGATATTCCCAAACCCAATAGTTACTATCGAATCCACGTTTTTCAACTGGATCTTTGATATAAGTTTCTTGATACCATGTTAGGATTGATGAATCAACTACAGTGTAACCTGAACTGATAAAGTCACAATCACATTCTTGTGCTGCTCCTTTTTCACCAAGTAGTTTAGTTTGGTCATCTCTCCACTTTTGATTTCGTTCAGGGTGAACAGTCCAGTGAAGTTTAATTGGATTCCAACTATCACCAGCCTCACCTTTTAACCAAATTTTATGAAACCAATTACCAACACCATTTGGTGTTGAAAGTACAATAGCTTTACCACCTGTAGACAAAGTTGATTGAGCCGATGTCCAAATGTCTTCGATATTTTGAATAAATGCAGCCTCGTCAATGATTAACATTGATAATGCTTCAGAACGACCAGCGTCACCTGCAGCAGAGGTTGCTTTAATTTGAGAACCATTTCGTAATCGTAAGGAAAGTTTGTTGTCTTCGATAGTTTCACTCTTTAACCAACTTGGTAAACTATCATGCATAAATCTAACCTTTGTTACAAGGTTTTTTGCTACTTCTTGTTTGGTGGCAATTACCAATATGTTTTTATCCTCATGAAATAACATCATCCACAACGAATATCCTGCTGATAGGGTTGAGATACCCAACTGACGTGACTTTAAGATTACGTTGAACCGATTATCATTGAAATCGGTCATTAAATCTTCTTGGAACGGATACAAGTTGAATAAAATCTTACCTCGGTGTGGGTGTTGGATGTAACAATATTTTTTAAAGAAATATACGGGATCTTTCGCACACTTAATGTACTCCTCCCGTATCATTTCCTTTAAAGTTTTTGCCATAGGGTTCTCTTATAGTAAGAATAACAGGGTCATAGCGACAATGCCAATACTACCACCAGTAGCTAACCCACTAAAATACTTTTTTCGTTTTTCCGACTTCAATACTTTGATTTCAGATTCTTTTATAGCAATAATGTTATCCTTTTCAATAATAATTGATTCGGTATTTTTTACTATAGTATTTAGATTTACAATTTGTGAATCTTTCAATTCAATTTTCTTCTCAAGTAAACTAACTTTATCCTTTACAAGGATTAGCTCAGCATCACACAATTCATATTGTGCTTTAATTACCAACGCCTTTTGTAAAGTGTGTCTTGGTACAGCTATTAAAGTAGAATCACTTGAATGCGTCTGTGAAAGCAGAGGTGAGCTCGTCATCAGACATAGAATCAAACTTAGCAACGTCTTTTTCATGTTGTTTCTTTAATTTTTTAATTTGAGAATCTTTTGCATCAAGTTGTGAATCCACTTTTGCAATCTCTTTTTCAATTTCAGAGTTTACAATCTTTAGAGAATCCACACTACCTTGTAATCTTTCGATTTCTTTTTTAGAAGTTTGTTCTTGTTCCTTTAACATTTTCATGTACTCCTTTTTATAAGAGTTTCCCATGAACAAGTTTTGAACTATTAATAGCCCAACTGCTACAATGATTACAATGTGTACTGATTTCAGTTTCATTATTTTGATACCTTACCAGCAGAAGCCGCTGATGAACCTTTTTTCTTTGGATAGTATCTTTTTCTTGGTTTTACATCACCAGCAGAAGCTTTACCAGAACCTTTTGGTTTGTTAGCTGATTTTTTAACTTCTTTTACGGCAGCTTTAGTTTCGGCAACTTTTTGTTCTACAACGTTAACTTGCTTCTTAACTACTTCTACTTCTTTTTTGACTTGAGAAACAGTTTCCATGACTTTTTCGTCAATGTTAGTTTTACCCAAAATCCAATTCCAAATTTTTGTTAGTGTTTTCATAATATTCCTATTTTAAAATAAATATTGATTTTTAATTAATTAAGTAAATCGGTTAATAACTTATCAAATGGTTCTTTTAACTTATCGTAATAAGAACTACCTTCAACAAGGTATCTCCCACCATACAACATATCACGAGTTGATATGTGTAGTTCGTGTGTTTTATCATTCTGGTATTGTTTAGCTCCCCATAAATGATATAACGTATTGTTTAATTCTTCAGTAGCATCGTCATGACCCAAATCCATGTCATATGAATAAAATCCTTCGGATGAATACAAAACTTTACATACCGCTTGTGTTTTGATTGGTACTCCAACTATATTAGACCAATAACTAGCAAGTGCTGCAAGAAACCACTGTTCCATCATGATTTGAGCTGATGATAATGGGTGCATCCTATGTGAATTTTCAGTAGCATATACCATATCACCACTTGAATCTAAAACATAGTCAAAGTACCTACTAACAAAGTCCATTTTGAAAGATTCGTTGAACATACCAAGTACAGCACAATTCATTGGCTGTGTATTTCTAAATGAGGTTGTCATATCCTCATCCCAAACAAACCCATCGGGCCCTTTGATATCAAAAATGTTAGGATACGAAGCGGTGGTCTCTCTATGTAGATACAAAACATCACATCCAATGTAAGATGTTAATGGTTTGTGTAACATTAAGTCGGTATCAAATATTATAAATGGAGATTGTAACTTTGACATAGCCCAAATCTTTGGAGATGCCCAAAAATTGTCAGATATTCTATCGTATGGATAGTCGTCAAATATGTTCGTGATAACCTCATCATATAATGAGGTAATGTTCCACTTATCGTAGAACTCTTTTGTTTTTACATCTGTTATTAAACACAAAGGAACGTCTGGGTTGACATTCCTATGGTTTATACAAGAATACATATGAGTTATTAACTCAAATGTTTGGGGGTCTCTATTACGAATTATGTAGACGTGGTAAGCCTTCATCAAAACTTGTTTATAATAAGTATTGTTTTAAAATTAGTAAATCTAATACATTACCATTTTTTACAAGACCAATAACGAGCTTTCCATCTTGGCCCAGGACTATCACAATTGTGTCTGGCTCTGAATGATGCTCTTGCTTCGGGATTGTCTTTACGGATTCTCATCGTACCACCCTTAGCATCACCACCTTGTCCAAAGTTTACTTTAACAACATTACCTTTGTCGTTCTTAACATATACTTTGAATTTCTTAACATCACCTTGCATGATTTTACCAAGCTTTACTTTACGACCTTGGTATTCAGCCTCACCTAATTGCTTTTTGTATTTTTTAATATCATCACGAACTTCTTCAAAGTCCGACCACATTCCGTTTTTGATAAAATATACGGCGCCTTTAAAATCTTTGAATCCCAAATATTTAACTAAATTCTTATCAGAGTATAATTGCTTTAGAACTTCTTTAACACCAGCAGACGCAAGATTCATTTCTTCTATTTTTGATTCAAAAACAGGAACCTGAATACCAAATGATTTTAATTTGGCTTGTAATGATTGTTGCTCTTCTTGGTCACCAAATTTAATGTAAGACAACACTTCTTTGAATGACTTGAATCCGAGTTTAGGTAACACCTCTTTATTATTAAAAATCGTAGTCAATAATTCTTTGACACCGGCCGATTTGAATTTCAATTCTCTTAACCCAGCTCGTTCTGATGTCATATATGATTCAAGGTACTCTTTAAAATCTTCAATCTCTTCGTAATTTTCAACATCATACTCATCAACCACTTCTTCCTCTTCTTCTTTTACAAAAGATTTAGCTTGTGGGTTTGAATATAATTTACCAATCTCAATTCCGTTTTGTTCCATGAATGATTTGATAGCATGGTATTCTTCTTTGATGATAGTTTTTAATACGTTGAGTTTTTTGTTCTCATCTAATTTTTCTTCTTCGGTTTCTTCATCAAGTTTTTTAACAGGATACATTTTTCCGTTGAATTCGAATTCAGTCAAACCTTCTTGACGAGCTTTGAACAAAGCGCCAGTAAAAGCATTACCTTCTACCATTTGCTTTTTATTCATCATACTTTCCATGATACCAACAGCAATATCACCAACCAAAAAGTCAGGTTTAGTTGCGTATTTTTTGTTCACAATAGCAACTCTATTACCACTCTTATCTTGAACTACATAAATCGGCATTGGTGAAGTAGCAAAGATGTATCTCATGCCGGTTTTCTTTAATTCAGTACCAACACTCATAAATGAAGAAGCAGCTTCAACAGCCGACTTGATTTTTTCCATATCATTTGATGATATACCTTCATTTACATTATCTTGATAAAGAACTTGAATATCTTTAATGTCACCTGTGAATGGTCCGTTCAATGTATTAATGGTTACTTTGTTACCACTAATTTTCATTACCATGCCGGTTTTGTTTTTTGATTTGAAATGTACAAAATCACCAATCTCAAAATCACCAACGTTTGCTTCAGTTAATGAACTATCACTAACAATACCTTCATAATTAGCCATGGTTAATACATCATTTTCTTTTGACATTTTAATCACATTCTGACTAACGTTGTGTAAGTCCATATCACTTTTTGCATCTTCACGAGAATATTCTAATAAACGAATAAAAAGCGGAACATCCATTGAGATGGTGTCTATACTATCATTAGCTTCTGAAATTCCTTGTTGTTTGTTTTTCATATCAGCAAAGGCTTGTGCTTCTTCTTTGGTAGCAAACCCCTTTACTCTAACCTCACCTTCCCAAACAGCCCACGGCTCATTTGGATTCTTACAAGGTCTCACTACATATTTGTCATTTGGGTCACCGGTATGTGATTCATTTATCGACTCTTCAATACCTTTTTTGGAACGGATTTTGTATTTCTTGTAAAGGTAGTCCATTGACTTGATGTTTTGCTTTAACTGCCATGCGTGGTCATCATTTACTCTTTTTAAACGAACCATTAATTGAATGTCGGAATCGGACGCTACTTCAGCAAATTTAGGACCAATTACCCAAGATTGTTTACCTCTGTAAAGGTCAACATTAATATCAGCCTCGTTTATCGATTCCTTTACACAATTTGGAACTTCTTTACCATTTTTCATTTTCATTCCTATTTGTTTGTATCCATCCCAACACGGGCTGTCTTCCTTGATAGATTCAAATCTAAACTTACCTTTAGGCGCTTCTTGTTTAAAATATTTTAAAGCAAACTCTGATTTAAGGTTTGGAGCATATTGGCCGATTTCTTTTCCGTTCTTTAAAACGATATGAGTTAACATACCACCCCAACGGAAAACTTTTGCAAGTTCATAATCACCAATTTTAGAAACAACTTTAGCCATTTTAAACCTTATGAAATATATACGTTTAACTCGTATGCGCTACGCATTCCATACACTTGGATTGCCAAAGCTTTACGTTGTGGTTTTCCACCTTTTGTAAGAGAAATTATAAATCTATTGGTTTTACCTTCAGAGGGTTTTTTTGGACCTAATCCAATTTTTGTTGAAGTTTCTTCTTCATCAAAATCATAACCAGCTTTTTTAGCATATTCTAATGCGGTTTGGATTGCTGAAGTATATGTTTTGTGGTAAACTTGATATGCCGCTTCTTTGATTACGGATTCATTTCTCTTATTAGAAGTGTACATACCTTTTAACCATGCAATAGCATCTTTGGTTAAGTCAAATTGTGGAAATTCTTTTTTGAATTCTTTTATGAATTCTTGAAACGTTTCCGCTTCTTGAACCATAATGTCAATTTCGCTCATCGATGACTCATTGACTTTTTTAGATTCGGTTATAAGTGATTTTAATCTCATAATGTGTCTCCCTCAAGAAATAAATAGGTAGTTTATAACACTTTCGTGTTTTATTTTAACCTTCTACTTGGGTTTCTATTGGATTTTCTAATTTTGCTATAAATTCGGTTTTAAATTTTTCAAAATCAGAATCTAATTTAGCTTCAAATTCTTCAAATGACATTCCACCTCATCAGCTTGAGATGGTTTGTTACAAGTACACGTTTCTTTAGGACAGTTTGGAAAAGACTTTAAATCACTTCTCAAATCTGAAAGTTTTCCAAGTTTTACCTTGTAACCTTTCTTTTGTTCCCAAAGATTACCTTCTTCATCGGTCCATTGGTCACCAACTTCACGTTTTATATAATCTAAACTTTCACCAAAAGTAATACTTTTACGAGTTTGTGTTTTGTGAGTTCCGGCCAACATCTCTTTGACCGCTTTAACATTTCTTAATTTATCAGATGCCATAACTTTTTTTTGTTTCAGTATATAAATATAAAATTATTCGTAGAAAAGACCAAGTATTTGATTTAACGGAGCGAATGTTCCCGTTAACTTATAAGTTTGACCCTTGTATACAAATACAATACCCTCGTTAGGTACAATTTTGTCTTTACCACCAATAGCAGCAAGTCTTTCTAATTCCAATCTCAATTTAGAAATCTTTTTAGGGTCACCTAACTTTTGAACGTCTTTGATTGTTTGGTCAAGTCGGTCTTTCATATTACGAACTGCCGTGTCTGGATTTACAGTCAATACTGATGACATAAATGATAATACTTCAGCACCAACCCCCAAGAATATATCTTCAAATGGTCTAATATTATCTTTTGCAATTTTAGCGTGGTCATTTTTGTCCACACCTTGAGCCCAAGCTAATACTTTAGGGTCGGTGATGTTTTTGTTGTCTAATCTAAACGACTTATCATAGAACGCCCATCTCTTAACAAGACCCATCTTGGTTTTATTGTCAATTGTAGATGGTGATTTCGTATCAACGTAATTTTCCCACCATCTTTGATGGTATTCAGCAACACCATCTGTGTCTTTTAAATTAAATTGCTTTTGAAGTTTACCTAACTGACCATCAAACTTTGATTTCAATGAAGATAACTTTTGTGACTTTGGTAATTGTTGAATTGGTGGACCTTGAATAGTATATTGTGATTGTACATCAGCATTTACTTGTTTAATCATACCGGCAAGAATCTTTGCATCACTTTGTTCAGCTCCAATAGCAACACCATCCTCATTATATTCCGTTGTATTGTGGAATACCAATAACGGCTGACCGTATGGGATTACGTTTACGGATGTCGGCCAGATTACTTCAAGGTTCATAAATTTTGCACCTTGTTTGAATATCTTGTCACGTTGAGCTTTTGATAAACTTTTGATAGCTGACGTTAGGTCTTTCATTGCAAAGTTGTAAGCATCCGTGAGACCACCACGACCTTGGAACTTACTCGCAACACCACTAATATCAAGTGCTTTTTCACAACATACCCTCATCGAGTTTATCAATAATTCTAAACTTCAGTAAGGGCTTTCCGTTGATTGTAATATCTCCCTTTTCATTTTTACCTATAGACTTAACTACTATTCTTTTGTTTTTAAACTTACCACCAAGTACAGTATCACCAACACTAATTGGTACGTTTATATCTTCATCCAATAAAGTTTCTTTTAATACATTTTCGTTTGTATTGATAATATAATCTAATGTAGCATCTTTACCTTTTAAGTCTAGCCAATATTTTGATTTTATAAATTGAGAATATAAAGTTTTCATATTTGAAACGGCTTCAACTTCCCAAGGTAGTTTCATATATTCAGCAGGATTGGATTTCATTAACTTACCATAATCTTTTGCAGTTATATATTCCTTACCTTTCCACAATATTGCAGTGTAATCTTTATTTGGTAATAATTCTTTTTTACAAACCTGTTTGACATGAGTTAATTCATGTATCATTGTTTGAATTATTCTCTGATATGATTGATTAGGATTAAAGTTTAAATAAAATTTATTACCATCTACTGATGTGGAACTCAAAGATATATCACCTATCAATCCAACTTTTTCTTTTTTCTTTACTATAATTTTCGCGTTAAAACCATATTTGTCCATCATAAAAGCAACAACAGATTTAACCATTAAAGTTTCATGTTGTTTCAATTTCATTGATGTGCCAAATAAGTCTTCATCTAAAAATTGCATGAATGAATTTCCCAAAGAATAAGCTGTGGTATGGATATTTTCTGATAGCGGTAAGTGACCCATCATATACTCTATGATTTCATATCCAAGATTAATGGCGTGTTCTTTTTTTAAGTCTTGAACATCTAACTCCTTTCTACCTTGTTTAGCGGTCGTGAAGTCATCACTTACAGGTGGAATTTCCAAATCAGTATTATTACGAATATTTCGTTTGGATGAGTATTGGTAATAATCAGATGACCCCTTTGCATCTGGTGAGACAATCACATCAGCAACCGGAAAATGCATTTGAACATAACCACCATTCACAAACCACACATCATCTTTTTGACCAGGATTCTTCGTTCCAAGTTTACGAGTTTTTCCCGGTAATACAAACATAGTATCAGGTTCACCAGCATCAGCGCCATATTCACTACCTTCGAGTATTGAGTTTACGTTATATCTTTTGAAGAACTCTTCCATTACTGATTCTACTTTAATAAGTCGAGTAGTAATCAGATTATAAATTTTTGGGTCGAACTTTGGATATGCTTTTTGGAATCCAGCTTTTCTTTGAGATTCGTCTGAAGCTGATAACCAATCACGAACATCAGTACCACTTATAGCATTTGGTTGTTTTGGAGATACATAAACATAACCATGTTCTTTATATCCAAATTCAGGTTTACCATCATACTTTTTAAAGTATTTACCACCCAAACGAGCTTCATCCTTTTCACCAACTACAGTAATAAAAGCCGTTGAAGTTTCATCGAATTTAGAAATAACTTCAGTAGGAGCATATGGGTTTTTTACTTGTACAATTTGTGAAGATGGTATCTTAAACATCTTCATCATTATGTCTCTTTTTTCTTTGAA